TTGTTCAACTGTTCTATGAGACTTCAGTTGCATTTATATATTAAGAGTTATCTTTATTATTTAGAAAACCTTGTTTAAGTAATTTTTGTAGTTCTGAAGTTGATCCAACAAATACTGCATTGTTTGTCACATTATTGGTAGTCTTTATAGCATCATCTTCAATAGTTCTCATTTTCTTCTGAAGATCGATTAATTTATCTGCAGTATCTGCCACACTCTTTAAAATTTGACCAGCAACTTCGTATGCTCTTGGACTATCAGTTTCTGCAGCCAATTCCATAATTCCATTTAGTGTTTCCTGTCCCTTTTCTATAAGAGAGTATAACTGCGCCCTACTGTATTCATAATCTTTTTGTACATCACTTGAAGTGGATTTTATTAATTCTATTTCTAATGGTTTTGCTTCAACTTCAATAATACTTTTGGTATTTAATGCTTTATCTATAGATTCAAAATCATTTGCCATATTTACTCATCAAATATCCGTTTGTTGCGTTGGACTATAAGTCTTGGAATCGTTAAAGAATTCCCAATTCTCATTAAATCCAAAATCATCACCAGAATTTACATCAATTGGATCTGGAATCACCGTATATCTCATTTCACGCTTAGCAGTTGTAGTATCTGTACTGGTATACATATCAACTTGAACTTTGCGAATAAGTCCATCTGTGGTGTTGGCAATCGGACCAAACAGATATGTTTTTGCTGTAAATTGTAATGTATATATTAAAGATCTTCTGGTTGAGAAATCTCCCTCATAATCATCTTTAAAAGATACTGAATCTAAAATAATTGGGATATCCCTTTTTTCTCCGATAGAATCTACAAGATCTACTGTCAATGTGAATGTTGGTTGAAAGTACGGAAGAATTTGTTCAACAATCTGTAAAGCATCATCATTTAATTTTGTTAAGATGTTAAGTTCAAAACCAATGTTATATGGAACAGGCATAAAAACCTTCTTTAGGTTTGTACCATCCGATGCTTTAAAAGTTTGAGTAACACCCACTTTTCTTGATGAATCATATTTAATAGAAGTCATTTCAAAAGATATTCTTGGCAATGTAATTGCAACTGGTTTGTTTAAATCAGGTTGTTGCTCGATTCTTGCTAAAAACTTTTGCATTGGACCGTATGCCAATGGAACTCTCAGTTCATTATAGGGATCACCATCTTTATCTTTGTGTTTAATGTATATCTCATTAAATAATGTTCCGAAAGAAATAATTGTCTTTCTAATTATTTGATGGTAATAGTAAGTTCCTAGCATTAATAATTACCGAATGGGTTTGATTCTGAAAAATCAACGATGAAATCTGCTTCCTGTTCAATCTCATCATTTTGTTCATATTTATCTTGAAATTCTCCTTGAGACACATTTTTAACACTATACATAGCAGATGATGCAGATCCTACAATAATGTCTCCAGGAACAAAATCTCCATCAGTTGTTCCAACTTTAAGAATATTTTGAACTTTATTCCAAGTTTTAACTCTTGCAATTGCTCCCGAAATTGATCCAGTAACAATTTCATTGGATAAAAATGTTCCTATTCCGGTAATAATTGGGGGTGGGTTTATTGTTACTATGGGATTCATAGTGTATCCAATTCCGGCATCAGAAATTAATATTTGTGTTATACTACCTGCAGTACTTATAGATACAATTCCTCGTGCAGTAACCGCCAATCCTGCAGAAGGAGTACTAAAAGCAACACTTGGTGCTACTGGATATCCACTTCCAAAAGTTTGTATTCCTATAATCGATGTGCCACAATAATTAGTTACAATTTCACAAGTTGCTAGTGCTCCTGCACCATTTCCCCCAGTGATTGTAACCATAGGAGTTACGGTATATCCAGCACCAGGATTTGTTAATAAAATACTTTGTACTGAATATACTCCACCCTTTTGTGTTGTAATTGCTACAGCAGTTGCATTCGTGCCTCCTGCAGGTGCTGATGAAATTGCAACATTTGGTATAGAGATGTAATCATATCCATCGTTATTTAAAATAACTCTCCTAATATATCCGGATACAGTAGTTGCAGTTCCTGTAGCAGTTTGTCCAAATGAGAATAATTCTAGAGAATTTATATAACCTTGATCTATTAACTTACTATCAATCTCATCCACTGTTGTATTTTCATTATCCCATCCACCAAGTTCATCTTCATATTCAAATAATTCACACTTTAACTCATAAACATATGTTTTACCCAATTGATAAAATGGTTGTTCGTGCTCAACGAATTTAATTTCAAACAATCTTCCACCCAAAGGAAAATACACAATATCACCTTCTCTTGGTCTGGATGATAATATAATTTCATCATCATTCATTGACTCTAAAAATGGTGAAATGAAATCCTCAAATCTTTCTTTTGAAATGATTAAAGTGAGTTCGTCCTTCAAATTCATTCCAAATTTTGTCAGAATATCTCCAGAACCACTATATCCTTCGTAGTTTTGTACATAAGCTTCAAGAGCAAAATTATCATCAAATTTTGATGATGTTACTTCTCTTATAATAGTTTCTTTCCTTACAAATTTTCTTGGAATGTATATAACTTCAACTCCATATATTTTCAATTGCTCATTTATGAGTTCTTGAATTAATCTTTGTTCATTTGCAGAACCTTGTAGAAAAAAGGGATTAAGTGCCATAATTAACCAATAAAATCATAAGGTGGAAGTTCATATTCCTGCATCATTCTTTGCTTAATATCTTCTAATTCTCGTTCAGCATCATCATATAGTTCTCTGCCATTTAACTCAATTCCGCCCGGTAATTTAACGCCTCTAAATTTAATTAAATTTTGTCCCCATTGCTTTTTAATTAGTGCTGTAAGATATTTTTTAATAAAACTATCGTTATAAACATTAGTAAATGTGTTAGGATCTAATATTCTATAACAGTCAATAACAATATATTGATCTTTAGGTTGTGATCCCCAATCAATATCTAAATATAATCTATTTTGTCTCTTATTAAATCTAATTTGTTTATCTGTAGTTAATAAAAAATCAATATCTTCCAAATATGATTTAACCATTGCATATTGTAAAAGTTCAATTGAATTAAAATAATATAAATCATTTAAAAACAGTTGGTATTTAATATTAAACATTCCACCAGAAACGGAACTAGTATCAAATTTAAAGATTTTTTCAATACCTACAACTGAATCTGGTACTTGAATATAATTTGAAGTTTCGTAAAAATTATATGATACAGTTCCAATACCAGTAACATTTGACGTTGCTGTAGTTGTAGTTACGCCAACTCCATCAGTATTTCTACCTCTACCTCTGTCAAGATCTGCTTGAGTAATTTTATACTTCAGATACATTCTCTCAACACCATCAAAGTGCCTCTCTTGGAAGTACTGGAGGGCATCGTCAACTAAATCATCTATCTGATCATCATCAACGTTAATCTCCAACACAGGAGCACCTAGGCGTCTTAGACAATACTCTATAAGTTGTTGTCTACTTGCTGGTTTTGACATTAGTATTCCCCCCCATCCATTGTGCTTGACCAGGTAGTAATTCCAACATTATCTGTTGTAAGTATATAGTTGGTATAATTAATTGCACTGCTGGTAGAACCAGTAGAGACCATACGACCGGTAGAGTCAAAATATGCAACTCCTCCAGTATTATATTGTCCATAATAAAAAGCAGTTGAAACAGTTGCAATTCCAGTTATATTAGCGTTTGTGGCGATAAGATCACCATCAATATAAACATCATTTTTAAAAGTTGCTACTCCAACAAATGTTGATATTCCACTAACATTTAATTGTGTAACTGATGCAATTCCACCAATTACATTTAATGAAGTTGGTAGAGATAAGGCCCCACCAGCACTGGAAACTACTTTTATTGAATTTTGCTGTCCAACTCTTACTTTTATATTTGACATTATCGAGTAACTCCTTCTCGTACAAGGACCATTCCCTCAATTATACGTGTTTTAATGCCAGTAAAATTGTCAGTAAGTAATATGTCATAGACATATCTACCTGGTTTTAAAGATGTCGTATTTTCTGGAGATAAAGATAATACTACTACTCCCGAACTTGGAGGAGATATTACAGTTGTAGCAAAACTAACCGAAGTTGAACTGCCGGACCATTTTCTAAATTGCGCTCCAACTTGATAAGTAGTTAAATCTAATGGGGAGTCTGTAGCATCATTCTCCAAATTAAAAGATTGTACAAAATTTGCACCAGAATTTATTACTATATTAGTGACATATACTGCTGCCATTTAACCATTTTTCAACATCTACTTTTTATTTATATTTGCAGAGAACCCAGAGAAGATATTACTTCTTGTTGTTTTAGATATAGTTTAAAGTATAATTTTGCAAATAGTTTCAATTCATCTACATTTAATTGGTCTATTACTCTGGCATGTTTTTCATATTCAAATAATTTATTAACACTTTTCAAATCAATATTATTTGGATCCATTTAATAACTCTTTAAGAAGAAATTTAATTTCATCAATATCCTTTTTCATTTCATTTAATTCTCTTTTTTGAGAATCTCTAACATTTAATGAATTTACATATTGGTTATATGCGACAGAATCGCAATTTATAATTGCGCCTGATCCTTCATCTCTGTAAAGATTTGGATGTCCTTCTACTCTTATCATCGGATTGCAATTGTTCTAAGTTCTTTGATTCTTACTGGATGCGCCTGATTGGTGCCTGACATTACAATTTTAATTGCATATCCAGTAAATAGGTCTAAATTGTCTGCAGTAAATTGATATTCTAAAAATTCATTATCCAAACTTGGTCTCACAAATAGATCTGGAAGTCCATCATTTTTTGCTGGATCAGCAATAGAATATTGATTTGTATCAGTATACTTTAGATTATTATATCCAGGAAATAATTCAAATGCCTGAGGAATTTCGCTAGAATCGGATCTTATTAAACTATATAGAACTCTAAAATTTGAAGAAGAATGTCTATATGCAGATAAAATAACTTTTAATGATGATGCAGGTTGAGATAGTGATACGAGTCTTGAAACATATGATGCGGCATGAGGATCATTTGTTATTGAATTAACTCTAGAATCTGTTGCATAATCTGATATTGGATTATCTAAACGATTATTTCTAAATTCAGTAGATGGATTATTCAAATATATTACTGGGGATAGATATTTGTCCGAACTATTTAAAGTTATTCCAGTAGTGAATGATTTATTTCTTGGTAAATTGTCAAGATATTCAGTCTCATTTTCTTTAGAACATACCAATCTCACAGATTCTAATACGTTCAATGTATTTAATTGAACTGATTCAAATCCATTATCAAGGAATGACGTTTCATTTCCACCAACACTAGTACCAGTGGTAGTTCTAATTTTTGCAGTAACTAACGTATTTGCTGGAGTAATAACATCATACACTGGTACTAATGAACTATAAGATATGTTTGATGATGCATATACATTGGATCCGCCTGCAGATGATTCATTTTTGAATGATAATTGCGGTAGTCCGGATGCATCTAGCGATCTATCAATAGGACCATTTACCGATCTATTAATTTCAATGTAGTAATCATCTATTCCAATTCCCGAATCGCTAATATCATGAGTTGTATTAATTCTTCTTAAAGAAACTCCATTCATTTCATACTTATACACTAAACTATTAATATCATAATTTAATACTTTAGTTGAATCAATTCCTCTAACAACACCTCTCAAAGTTCCATTTCCAATTTCATTATATGAAACAATTTCATTTTCAATCTTGATGTATCCTAGATTAGTCGCATTTACTGGGATTCCTTCAAAAGTTGCAAAATTTGAAGTATCTGCAATACTTACGATAGAAACATCAGTATTCAATAGTTGTGTTGAAAGTGTTGTTGCAGGGACGCTAGATTCTGTTCCACTAATTACCAATTTATTTGTATTTGAATACATTCCATGATCAAAATGATCTACTTTAATATAATTTCCAGAATTTATACTTCCTGTAGATGTTAAGTTTCTAATTGTAGTACTTGCAAGGGAGACGATTGTTCCAGCATCATTATAATAACTTAGTCCAGCACCGACATTAAATGTTGTTCCCTGAACATTCGATAAGTATAGAGTATCAAGACTATTTCCAATTTCACTGATAGTAATTCTTGCATCCTTTCCAGTATTGCTTGAAACTGAAGATGTTACTATTCCAACAACGTCACCAATAGCATATCCATTTCCTACATTTACTGTAGTTATTCCTGTAATTGTACCATTTAGTGCAGTAATATTCAATACGAGACCGGAACCATTTCCAATAATATTGTAAGTATTTACGGAAGTATCTGTAACATAGTTGTTTCCACCAGTAGTAAGTCCTACTAATGATACGGAACTTCCTGTTCCAACTACATATCCATAAACATAAGATTGTGAACCAACAATTTTTCTACCTTTTGACAATGTGGTAATTAGTGATGTATTGGTAGTTGTAGTAATACCAAGAGTTACAGTTTTTGGTAAAGTTTTTAATGGATTATTGATTAATTTGTCAACATATCCATTACTCTTATCGAATGTTGGATTGTAGAAAAATGCAGTTCCTGTAGGTGATGTAAATTCTGCTTTGTAAAGTTTGAATTTCAAATCTTGATAATCACTTCCAGTCCATTCGGATCCATTTTGAGATTTATAAAGTCTTCCCATGGAAAATTGCTTAGAGTACTTAACACTATCAGCATCTGGTAATGATTTTGTGTTTACAGTTTTTTCACCCATTGTTGCACACCACAATTCATATTGATCACTCGTTTCTGAGATAATTACTACTGCATATTGTCTTCCTGGTGCTAGGTAGATTGGTTCATCAAAAGTAACCTTGGTTGGAGTTTCTGCATTATCGGATACATTAACTTGATCTGGTCTCAATGTAACTGGATTACCAATTCTAAGTCTCGTTGGAGTTCCTAATTCAACAGTTCTTATTTCTACTTTTACTGGAGCATTTCCTTGATCTTTTGCTCCAAAGTATAAATCAACAGCGGTTAAGAAAGCGCCATTTACATCATCATTTGTGTTTGTTGGTGAAGGTGCCTCAATATTTCCTCCAACAACGAATGATTGTGCTAGAGGGTCCACGTATCTTGTTACTGTTGTTGTAGTAGCAGAGTTTAGATCTATATTAGTTATATTTGTAGTTGTATTTGTAGTTGTGTTTACATCAGCATTTCTTATATTTGTTGTTACTAAATTCTCCCACTGCTCAAACATGCCATCAGCACTATAATTTGATTCTGCAAATGATGTTGAATTACTTCCAGCAACACCTGATGCGTTAGTTGAACTTGAAGTCAATTTGAAAGTCTTTGTGCCGGTTTCAATTCTGACTGATGGTGGCGGAATTGTATTTGGGTCTTTTAAGAAACTTGCGCCGATTAGATCTCCATAGTTATCGGTAATCAATCTAAGATCTTTAACATATGCAACTGTACCACTTGTTTGTCCAACAAGCCTCATACCTTTTAGTAAATATCCAGAATATTTTCCTTGAGATTCTTGTGACAATGAATATGTATCAATATTTAAAATCTTTGAAGATGAACTATATGCTGA